TATGCCTCCTCAAGGCGGTCATGGTTCAGACCACGAAGTAGAACTCAATGGTAAGCGCGTGATGACTAACATCCGTCTCACCTATGATGAGGGTTCAGGCGACTTCCCAGTTGACAACGACTTCCGTAGAATCGGTATTCTTAAGGATCCTCTCCAGTGGGGTTCAACTGCATTCCTAACTGCAGACACCGCTTCAGGTCTCAAGGCAGTCAAGATCACTGGTGCAGATGCTGACTACATCGTTGACGAAAGAATTCAGCAGACTGTAACTGGTGGTACTGCATACGGTACAGTTGTTTCTTGGACTCTTGACAAAGATGGCAACGGCAATGACATTGCTGGTGAAGGTGTTCTCAAGTACATCCAAACTGTAGAAGCTCACCTAGATTCTGGTGTTGTAAGAGCATTCGAATCTTCTGCTAACGCAATCAATGGTGACACATCTGCTGCTTCAGGTGATGTTGAGACTACACTTGCTAACGGAACCGAACTCCTAGGTAAGACATTCAACGCAGGTCTTGCTACTCCTGAAATTGAAAACAACTCAGGTGATGTAATCTACGTTGAGAACCGTCGTCTAATCACTCGTGCTCCCGACCAGATTGAAGACATCAAACTCGTTATCGAGTTCTGATTTAAAAATCAGATTATTAAGTCCCTCGCGAAAGCGGGGGATTTTTTTTATCTCTACTAAATACTAGGGACAAGATGCTAGTATTTGGCGGAGTACAATGCCACAAAAGACTAACCTTAATGTAAATCCTTATTACGAGGACTTCGACGCAAATAAGAATTTTTATAAGATTCTATTCCGTCCTGGATACTCTATTCAAGGTAGAGAACTTTCCCAGATTCAATCTCTGCTTCAGAATCAGATTGAGTCCTTTGGTAGATACGCATTTAAGCAGGGAGAATTAGTTATTCCTGGTGAGGTAGGTCTTAATACAAAGTTAGATTATGTAAAATTATCTTCCGTATCTGAGGTAGCAGTCTCAGAAGGTGATGATATCGTATATAAAAAGTATGATATTACTCAACTAAAGGGACTACAAATTCGCGGACTAACATCTGGTGTTATCGGTAACGTACTAGCAACAAATTTAGCAACAGAAACTTCCGCTGATACACTTTATGTTAACTATATTAACAGTGGAAACTCTAACGCTGAGTCTACTTTTAGACAAGGTGAAACTCTAGAAGTCATCAATGGTGTCAATACACCACTAATGGTTGTGGGAACAGATGGTAGTGTTCTACCAACTAGTATCGAAGTCAAAGATCCCGACACTAAAGATGTAGTTAATGTTAGCAGTCCTGCTATGGGATTTGCTTCTGGTGTTAAGGTAGAAGAAGGTATCTATTTTGTCAATGGATTTTTTGTCCGCAATGATGAAGATTTACTAGTTATTGATGAGTATTACGACAAACCATCCGCTAAAGTTGGATTTACTATTGTAGAAGAAGTTGTTACTCCAGAAGAAGATTCTTCTCTATATGATAATGCTATTGGTAGTTCAAACTATACAGCACCTGGAGCTCATAGACTAAAAATTTCTCTCAAACTAAAAGAGTTTGCTCTAGATGCTATTACCGATAAAAACTTTATTCAACTAATTACAGTAAAGAAAGGTAGTATTCTTAGAAAAGTAACATCTGCTGATTATAGTGTCATCGAGCAGACACTTGCAAGAAGAACATATGATGAAAGTGGTGATTATGTTGTTGACAACTTTACTGTAGATGTAAGAGACTACATCCAGAAAGATGGAAACAATGGTATTTACGCTGCTGATGAATTTGGTCTTTACAACGGACTAGAATCTACCGAGGCATCTAGAAAGATGATCGCTAGTATTGGTCCTGGTAAAGCATACATCAGAGGTTTTGAAATTGTAAATAAAGAGACTAAGTATCTTGAAGTTAATAAGGCAAGAGAAAGTCTTACCACAGATAACGTAACACTCAAAACAAAAGGTCTCCCAACTTATACTATTACTAATGTCTTCGGTAGTGTTCCACTAAACCAAGAAGGATCAGAACTAACTGCGTATCCTACAATCTATTTGTCATCAATGTATAATGATGGATATGTTGGTACTAATGGAAATGAAGAAGAAGGAAATTACAGAACTTCTCTAGAACGTAGAGGTAAATTTATAGATCCAAATAGAGCGATCAAAACTCTAACTATCAAAACTGTCAACGACAATTTACCTATTGCTGGTGTTGTTTCATCCGACCTTACAAATCCATCGAGTGCAAATTACTTTGCAAAATTGTGGTATGTAAGAAGTAGAGCAGGAACTAACGTTGTTGACTATGTTGATGTTGTATCTTTTACAAAGGTATTCAAGCCAGCGTTAAATGATAACCTTGATGATTTGTCAGCTCAATATTTAGAAGTTACTGTTGTTGGTAACAAAGCAGATTTAGAAAGAACGTTCCTTGAGTATGACGAAAGTTCAGGTGAGAAATATAGAAAAGTATTCCTATCTCAAGCAGATGCTCTAGGCGACGAAAAAGAAGATAGTGGTTCTGTTGTCTATGGTAGAGTTGTTGATTATAGCGATACTATTACTCCTGTAATTGGTACAGTAAAGCCAAGTAACTTTTATCTTAAAAGCAGAGGAACTGGATTTAATAGCGATCTAGATAAAGTTATTTCACAGGGAAATCTTGCTAATGGATCCAAAGCATACAATGCAATCTTTGGAATGTCATATTTTGACCCACAGTTCTTTACAAAAATCACATTAGAGACAGAACCAGCAGATGGATCTTATGGTATTGGTAAATACATTTTTGGATTGACTAGTGGTGCATATGGCGTCATCGAAGGACCAGCGGCAGGTAACTATTCATTTGGAAGAAGACTATTCGTTAAAACAATTTCAGGAAGATTCCTACCAGGAGAAACACTAAAGGATGAGGATGGTGTTCTAACAAAGATTGCTACAGAAGGAACTATTTCTCACTTTATTGTTAGTGAGAGAGGTGCTGGTTATTCCGATCCTAAACTAAAAATCGATGGTGTTGAATTTGATGAGACTCAAATTACTTTCGGTCAGGTAGGAGAATCTATCTACAGAATCGATATTCTTGATCGATCAGCAGTAAGTACCGTATATACAAAACCACCTTTGGTAGTTCCAACTTCAGTAGGAACTATTACGACTCCTTGTGTTTTAGATACCGTACTACACAAAAATACAGTCGTTACTTATACTCCAAACAATGTAAAATCACTAGGTGCAACTTATGGTTCTGGTGGTGTCAATACTTTTACCGCAGATGTTTTGATTGATGACAGAGCATATGGTGAGTTATATGATGTTACTGCCTTTACATTCTTTGGTAAGATGGGAACAAAGTTCCTAGAATCTACCAGTTTTAGTGCCAATGCATCTTCTGTATTACAGCAAGGTGATTTGATTCAATTTTCCGATTCAGAAAACAATGTAGTTAGAGCAATCGTTCAATATGCTACAGAGCAAAAAGGATCTGCCAAATCTAGAATCTATATTGACGAAACATTATATCGTGACGTTAATGCAACCAGCGTTGTAAGATTCCGTCCTAAATTAGGAAATCCAAATGGAGGAACTTTATTGTTCCCAACAGGCAGTAGATCAATCTCTAAGATTGTAAACAGTCCAGAAGATACAAAGATCGTATATAACTTTAGAAGAGACTTTGTAACATCTGGTTCTGCTGGTGGTGGTCTAATTACGTTTGCAGCACAATTACCATTTGGTACACAGAGATTTACTGCTTTCAATGAAAACAACTATATTGTAACCGTTCTTAAAAAGAATGATGCAGACCTAGTTTCGGAAGGAGATATCGTATACATTGATCCAGATCTTGTAGAAATCAGATCTTCTACAGATACCTCTAGTGGATTAACCTCTGGTAGCATTTCATTTAATCTACCAACAAATTATTTCAACTCAACTTCTTTAACAGAAGGACAGTTGCAAACATATACAGCTCCTATTCTTAAGTTGTCTGCAACTATTGAAGTCAGTAATGCAAAACCAAGACTCAAGACTGCCGTAAGAAAAAAGAGAATTGTTGTAGATTCCGCTGGAGACAGAGTAATTCCTTTCAGAGGAACGGATTATGATAGTAATGCAGTAGAAATTCTGTCATACTCTGATGCTTTTAAATTACTTTATGTCTATGAGGGAACCACAACTGCTCCCCCAGAAATTGATAGTGCAGGCAATTTAGTTTCTGGTTCTGATATTACCAGCAGATTTACATTTGACAACGGTCAAAGAGATACACTATATGATGTTTCTAGAATTAACTTAAAACCAGGAGCAGAATCTCCTGTAGGTCAGATTGTTATTGCATTTGATTACTTCGAGCATTCACAAGGTGATTTCTGTACTATCGATTCATATCTACATGAGGCAGGTGTTTTAGAAGACGAAATTCCAACGTTTGAATCATCAGTTCTTGGTACAGTGGAATTGAAGAACCTAATTGACTTTAGACCCAAGGTCAACAGTCAAACTATTCTTGCTGGTTTCCAAGATACTGCATCTCTAGAAGTGACTGGAAGTAACTTCTCTGGCGTTGGTTCTGTATTTGCTGCTACACCAGCACCAGACAATACCCTAGAATATACTTTCAAGTTTAGTCAGATTCAATATCTGGATCGCATGGATGGTGTCTTCCTCAATAAGAACGGAGAGTTTATTGTTAAAGAAGGAAACTCTTCACTCAACCCATCAAAACCAGATCCTGTTAAAGATGCTGTTCCTCTCTTCTATCTTTACATTCCTGCTTTTACAAAGACAACTAAGGATGTAAGAATTACTCCTGTAGATAACCGTCGTTACACAATGCGTGACATCGGTAAACTAGAGAAGCGTATTGAGCGTCTTGAGTATTACACCACTCTAAGCATTCTAGAGCAACAAGCTCTTAACATGCAAGTTAAAGATGAAATTGGTCTAGACAGATTTAAGTCTGGATTCTTTGTTGATAACTTTGAAACTCATGGTGTTGGTGCTCTGACATCCCAGGATTATCTTTGTTCGATTGACAGCAGACAATCTGTTCTAAGACCACAATCTAAAGAAGATTCTATCAAGTTGGTAGAAGTCAACACCAGAGAAGACCAAAGAGTAGTATCTGGATATAGAAATACAAATGGAATCGTAACTCTTCCTTATAGTCAACTTTCGCTATTAGGTAATGATTTCGCTTCTAAGACTATTAATCCAAATCCATTTGTAGTCGTCCAATATGTTGGTGATGGAGAAATTTCTCCTGCTATCGATCAATGGTACGATCAGACAGTTGCTCCATTGGTTGTAGATACCAATACTAGTATCTACAATATTTTCTTGGCAAAAGATAATGTCAAAGAAAGTTTCGCAAGTCTATACAATTCATTTATTGTAAACTGGGTTGGAACAGCTCCATCATTTACTTCAATCAATTCTCTTGGAGAACTAAACAGTAACAGTTCTACTGCAGAAGTTAAGGCAGCATCAGTAGGAAGTACTTCAAACATTAGTCCACAGAACAATGAACTTGCTAAGGGAGTTCAAAGTAAGTCTGTTGGCGAAAACTCTGTTGGAACAGCACTTCAATTCTTTGCTAAGTCACAGGAAGTTAAGTTTGTAATTAGAAGACTAAAACCAAATACTAAAATTAACGTATTTTTAGAAGGAAGAAATATCAACCGTTGGGTCAATCCTGACCTGAAGTTTACTGGTATTGCTGGTAACTCACTATCAGCATTTAATGGTGAGATTATAACAGATTCAAATGGCAATGCTAGTGGTATTATTCTAATTCCTGGTGGAAAAGCACCTGCTAAGAATGCTACTTGGGATGGTGATATATCAGGTCTAGATTTTGATGAATCATCGGAAGAAATCCGATTTACTACTGGAATTCTAACACTTAGATTTACTTCGAGTGGTGTTGATGCACCTAAAGCTACAGTAGATACTTATGCAGAAGTTAAGTATTATGCAACAGGTATTCTACCAGAAAATCCTGTCAGTATTATTTCAACAAAACCATCGTACTTTAAGTCTAATGAAGGCGTTCAATTTGTTGATAGCAATACTGATAACCCAATCAGACCTAATCCACTGGCACAGACTTTTAAAGTCGAAAACTATGAAGGTGGTGTATTTGTTACTAGCGTAGATCTATACTTCAATAAGAAGAGTTCTTCTATCCCAATTAAGACTTACATTACAAATGTAGACTTTGAAAAACCAGGCAAGAACATTGTCCCAGGAACTGAGAAAGTTCTAACACCAGAAACATATCTAAAAGTATATGCTAACGGTAATGTTTTAGTGACAAAGGGAGAATATGTTGTTGGAAACAGCTCCGCTGCTTCTGGTCCAATCTTAAAACTTGTTGATAAGAACGGTGTTGATTTAGTGCCATCTTCTGCTGGTATTTTTTCTCTCACCAACGAACAAGTTTATACTCTAGTCCTAGAGAATCACAATGGTCGTTCATTCTTGCCAAACGAGCAGCTTACTATTCCATCAGTAACTTTGGCTAACGACACAGGTGGTACTAATCTAGTTCTCACAATCGCTAAGGACAGTGGAAAATTATCTGAGATTAGAATTCTAAATCCAGGTCAAAATTATGACAATGCAGTATTTACTATCGAGAGTCCCCAACTTCCTGGTGGATCTGTTGCAACAGCAACAGTAAATGTATCTGGTGGTAAGATCTACAACACCGAGGTTTCTATTCCTGGTTTTGGATATACCGAAGCACCTTCTGTTGTAATCAGAGGCATCGGTAATGGCGCTGGAGGATGCGAAGTAGAGACATTGATTGATATTGACACACCAGCAGTTAGAATGGGCGTAGCAAGCGATTTCGTGGGTCTCACGGAATCCACTACTCCAACCAACTTTAAGTTTGATTATCCAGTATATCTTGCTAATGATACTGAGTATGCTTTGGTTGTTGAGACTGATTCTAATGAGTATATGATGTGGGCGTCTAGACTAGGCGAAACTGATCTATCTACCAGCACAGTTATTACCACTCAACCATCTTTGGGTTCTGTATATAAGTCACAGAACACTGAAAGTTGGACCGAAGATAACTTCGAAGACATCAAGTTTACTCTCTACAGAGCAGAATTTGATATCAGTAGAAATTCGGAACTACTAATCAAGAATAAGTCACTTGGATTTGAAAAACTAGGAGTAGATTCTATTGAAACTAATGCTACTGCATCTTCTATTGCCACTTCACCTCTCTTTAAAAATAATAACAGAATTCTCAAAGTACATCATAGAGATAATGGTTATGAAGGAATGGGACATTCATACGTCTTCTTTAAAGGAAGTGGCAGTGTTGGTGGCGTAACATCTGAGGCGCTTAATACTAACTTATATCAAGTTGCTAATTCTGGTATCGATACTTATACTATTACATCTCCACTATCTGCATCTAAGACATCTGTTGGTGGTGGATCTAACATGTATGCTACCTTTAACAGAAAATATGAAGTTCTATATCCACAAGTACAATACTTGACTGTAACGGGAACTAAACTCGATACTGAAGTAAAAACAACTAATGTTGTTCCTGTTGATTCCTCAACGACTAACTATACCTCATATTCACAAACCGACTTCGAGAGAACTTTCCTAAACGAACCACATTACTTTGACAATCAAAAGTTCATTGCTTCAGATATTAATGAAACCCTCAATAATATCAATAGATCATTAACATACAAAATGAAGTTGTCTTCGGATCGTTCATATTTGTCACCAGTTGTTGATCTTTCCTCTTGTAGTGTCAAGACTGTATCTAACAGAATTGAAAAAGCAAGCGGTCAAGAAGATAGATACGGTAGAAGAGATCAGATTCTAGAATTCTATCCAGTATACAAATTTGCTGTTGCTATTACTACTCCACAAGGTCAGGAGACTCCAAGCATCTTTAACAACCAAAGTGTTAAGGGTTCTACTTCACAGGCAACAGGATCTGTCGCTAAAGTAGAAGGTAATAATGTTTGGATTAAAGTAAGAACTAAGCAAGGATTTGTTTTAAATGAAAATCTAGAATTCACTCAGTTTACAAACAATACTGATTTTTCTGGATCATGTGCTGTCGGATCTATCCCTCTTCTAGTAACACCTATTATCAATAGCTCTACTCAATCTCCAGCAGGTGAGGATATCAATATTGTTGCTAGAAATCCAGTTGAATCTAAGATTACTGAAACATACGATAATAAGATTACTGGAAGATCTGTTATCTGGAATAGAGCAGAAAGAAAACTTACTGTAAGAGTTGACGCTAAACCAATTAATGATAATTACACTGCTAAGATCGTTGACTCAAATCTATATACCAGAAACAATATCATTGCAGATCAACAACCTGACATTTTCCGCGTAGGAGATATTATCTCATACGCCACTCAACCCGAGGATGAAGCGTTCTTGGTAGAGGTTGCTAAGGTATCATATACTAATGGTATTGACTTTGTTCCCGAAGATTCTACAAAGAACAGTTCTTCTGTTGCTAAGTATGTAACTAAAGAAGTTTATATTGCAAGTCCTGCTACTGCAATTGACGTACACATCCTAGCAAATACTACAGACATCTCCAACATCGAAGTTCTTTATAAGTACAAAAAAGCTTCTAGTCAAGAGAACTTTGGAGATTCTGAGTGGTTCTACTTTAATGAATCTGGAGAACCAGATAATTTTGAAATTGCTACTGCAGACAATAGTATTTCTAGCGTTGTTGAAAAACAGTCATCATACCAAGATCTTAAGTATAGTGTAGAAAATCTACCAGAATTTTCTTCCTTTGCTATTAAGATTGTTATGAAGGGTGTTGACCCATCATACATTCCTAAGATACAAGACGTTAGAGCAGTTGCTGCATTCTGATTCCGCGCATGGACTACATTAAAGTCTCAGGGCACAATGGTCTCGTAAGAGACCAAAACACAGGTGCCATCATTAATTTGGACGAATCTGCTATTGAAGCCAGACGTAAATCAAAATCACTAACTTCCGCGTTGGAAGACATAAATATGTTGAAGAACGAAGTTTCTGAAATCAAGTCTTTACTGCGAGAGTTAATCAAAAATGCCAGCAATCACCGTCGCTAGAACAGATACCTTCGAACAACAGAGGGTAAAGATTAATGAAATCTCGGAACAAATTTTTAGTATTAATGCAGGTGGTAGTGATCTACAAACAGGCATCCTAAAACTTGGTGATGGATCAGTTGACAATCCAGCTCTATCGTTTACTTCAGATAATCAACTAGGATTTTATCGAGTAGACAATAGTGTCTTAGGATTTGTTGCGGCAGGAAAAAAACTTACTAATCTATCACCAAATTCTTTTATTTCGTTCAAAGATATTATTACTCAAAAGAACGTTGTTGGTGAACTTGTTATTACAAATCCTGGTCTAAACTACGACCCAGGAAATTATACCAATATTCCACTTACTGGTGGTATTGGTAATAACTTAACTGGAAATATTACTGTTAGTGAGTATAACGGAAACATCACATCAGAAGGTTCTGGTTATGACTTTGGTGAATATAACGACCAGTATCTAGAAGGCGGTAGTGGCATTGGAGCAGTCTGTTCCTTTACTGTAAAGGGTGTTGATGGTGCTATTACTGATGGTGGTAGTGGATATTACCCAGGAACATATGAGAACGTTCCTTTTACAAATATTTCGAGTAGTGGTAGTGGAGAAACTGCTACTGTCACTGTTACTGGTGAGGTAAATTACAATGGATCTATTACCAATGCTGGTAGCGGATATAATCAAGGAACTTATAATGGAGTTGCATTTTATAATTCCCCAGCACAAACTTTTGTAGTAACCACTGTTTCAAACCCTGGTAGTCCACCACCAGCAAATGTATATCAAATTGACGGTGTTACTCAAGCAGCACTAACCCTTGATGCTGGAAATACATATAGATTTAATTATTCAGATTCGTCAAATGACGGGCACCCATTAATTTTCCAAAACACAAATAACACTACTCTTGATCCAGGATATTATGTAACTCAAAATGGAACTGGATTTGTTGATCTCATTATCAAAGCAGATGCTCCTGCTGGAGATATCAAATACAATTGCTCTATCCATGATGGTATGGGTGCAACCATTACAGTCCAATCTGGAACAGTTGGAGAGCATGGTAATGGACTTCTTGCTGATGCTGTTGTAGATTCTAATGGTAATGTAACTTCAATCATTGTTCTAAACATTGGTGAAGATTATAATCCTAACGATGTTCTACAATTAAATCTAGCAAATGGAACTGGAGTTGAATATACTTTAGGTGCTACAACAACATATACTGGTGTTGTTACATCTGTAGATACAAATGAAAATGGTCTTGGTTATCTGCAGAATGATGTCTTATCTATCGATCAAGCAAACTTAGGAAATGTAGGTGGTAGTGGATTCGAGTTTACTGTAACTACTATTCCAGGTATTGTAAGTTCATTCAGTTTCAGCATTCAGGGAACTGGGTATCAACCTGGGGATACACTAATTCTACCTGATGAGACTACTGGAGTTACTGGTACTGTATTTGGTAGTATTTCAGTTGAAACAAACTTTGTCGAGAATAGTACAACCGCTACGGTTTCAAGTACAGCTCAACTTATCAATGGAATGGAAATTACTGGAACTACTAATGTAGATCCAGGAACAACAATTACCGTTGTAAATGCTACAACTATCACACTGTCAAGTGCTGCTACGGCATCTGAGTCTAGCGTTCCTGTTGATTACTCTACAAGTCAAGCAGCAAATCAAATTCAAGTAAGTAGCACTGCTGGAATTTTCCCAGGAATGTCAGTGACACAAACTGGGGGTAATGCAAGCTTGTTTGATGGAGCTACAATTGATGAAGTTGATTATACTACAAACACACTAACAATGTCCGATGATAGCAATGAGCCAGGCTCTGCTACCATGACATTTACTCCTGCGTATGGACCAAATCCAACTACAGATTTTACATATGTTGTCAATGATCTTGGACCAATTACTGGACTTGCTATCAATAACCCTGGTAATGGATACGAACAGTTAGATGTACTTTCAGTCAATCCAACTAATCTGGTAAAACCAACAATATATGAAGTAAGAAATATTGATATTCAAAAAATTACATTTACTACTGCAATTACTGCAGGAACTTTCTCTGTTGGAGATAGATTGACTGCAAATGGTGAAGATTTTTTTGATGTTGTTCTCGTAAAAGAGTCTGGAGCAAATTTAGTTTATATTTTAGTAGAGGGATCCGATTTTAGCACAGACGGTCAAGAAGAATTGACTAGATCTAGTGATTCTTCTACCTTTACTACAGATACGGTAGTAAATTCTTACAGATTTACTCTTAATAATCAGATTGAACCATCAATCACTTTAGAAGCTGGTAGTTCATATGTGTTTGACATTGCAGATAGTTCTAACCAGAACCATGAATTTGCTCTTAGTAAATTCCCAGATGGTCCATGGAGTCCAAGTAGAG